TTGGGCAGGAGCGTACTGTTGCTGTTGCGGGGCAGCGGCCTGCTGGCGCACATACGTCTCACGCCGTTGATTCTCCTCAGCCACTTGGCGCTGCTCATAGGTCAGGTCCGCCAGGCGCTGTTGGGCCTCGGTCTCGGTGTCAATGTCACCCTCTTCACGCGCTTTGCGGATGATTTGCTTCAAGGCAACGGCCTGGGTCTCGATGCGGCCCTTGGCCTCATGCAGGCGCTCCTCGTCGGTGCGGAACATGCGCTGCTGCATTTGCTGGGCCTCGGCCTGCACATTCCGTGCATAGGCAATCGCGGCTTCTTCCCGGCGCTGGGTCTCGCGCAGGCGGGCGGTCAGCTTGTCAATGCGCTTTTTGACGTTCTCGCTGTACTGGTTGAGCTCGCTCTCAGGCTTTTCTGTCTCAGCCGAGCCGGTCTCTACCCTTGGCGATTCGTCTTGCTCTTGGATCTTAGGGGACTGGCCGTCTTCGCCCATGTCGATATCGACAGGCTCTTCGCCTTCGCCGATTTTAAATTCCAATTCCTGTTGTTCACTCATACTGGGCTCCTTACATGTGCAAGATATCTTCAGGGCTGTTGACCACCCCGATGATTTCGTCGTCGTTGAGAATTCGGATCTCTCCGCCATCGATTTGGATGCGAGAACCTGCGTAACGGCCAAAAATAATCCAGTCGCCTTCCTTACACCATGGGCCGTGCGGGAACTTTGATTCGTCCGCATAGGCCAACGCGCCGGTCTTCAGGACGTAGCCGCAGTTGGTTGCAAGTTGGGTTTTCTTCTGGGTTTCTTCAGACAAGACGATGCCGCCTTTGGTCTTTTCCGCGCCGCGATAGGGCAAAACGGCAATGCGCCAGCCTGTGGGGGTGGGAATGCGGTCTCGGACAGCTTGTTCAAGCTTTTCCGGCTTGAATCCGTCTTCGGTATACGCGTCGTCAAGGCTTGGGCCTTTTAACTCGGCCTCTTCGCGCCATTTGCGCTCCAGGGCGGTCATGTTCTCTTCAACTTCCATTGGCATCTCCTCTGTGGTTAAAAATCATCGGTAGTCCTTCGTGATAAAAGTTCACGAACGGTCTCTTCGGCAAATTTCAATCCTTCGAGGCGACCCATCATGAAGCGATACCGCTCCATATCATTGATGGTGCCATTCAAAACGATAGCCTCCGAGTCTTCTCGGAGCTTTCTTAATTCTTTGACGACTGCTTCTGCAAATTCGAGCATGGTATTTCCATGAAAAGCAGGTGGTACAAGGCCCCACCCGTTGGCAAGTGCTTACGTCTCAGTATATCTCAACAGGACGATTGCCATCTTTCTTCTTTACGACCATGAAAGCGCCACCCTTCTTGGCCTCCTTCGGCTTGCTAGGCCTGTTGGATTTGCCAGCAGTGGACAGAGCAATCGCGACGGCCTGTTTGACCGCTGCGGACTTGTTCTTGGGCTTGCTGGTTCCAATCTTTCCTTTTTCCTTGTATGCGCCCACCATCTCGCCAATGTTGGAGCTGATGGTCTTGCGACTTGAACCTTTTTTAAGCGGCATTTCGGCCTCCTTGGGGTGGCTTGTTGGACTGGGTTGCGTTCATGCGCTCTCGGGCAACGTTGGCACGAAGCTGCGCGATATTCTCTTGTGACTTTACACGATTTTGCTGTGCTTGAGCGTTTTGCGCAACCTTCTGCTGGTCGATTGCAAGCTTCTGTTGGTCCAACGCAATCTTCTTGTTGTCGTTCTCTGCGCGCTGTTGCAGTTCCTGCTTCTTGAGGTCCACCAGTGGGTCGCCCTGCTCGCCGGACAGTTGGTTTTGCATGTCCCGCACCTCTTGCATGAACAAAGCAATCTTCAACGCCACCATGCCTTCCTTCTGGATTGGAGAGACGATGTTGTCTGGGTCCGTGCCGTAGTTTTGGAACAGTTCTGCCTCCACTGCTTCCTCCGCTTTCAGGCGCACGTGCTCCAAGATGTGCTTTTGCAAGGCGGTCGCTGCCATGGCATTGGCTTGCAAGATGGGGGACAGGCCCATCATCAGGTGGCCGGCAATGTGGGCGTCATGCTGCTGGCCGGCAAAGGCCTTCAGGCGCATGTTGTTGAGCACGTCGCTGTTCTCACTGGCCGGGTCCTTGGGCATCTGGGTGTTTTGCGGCAACAAGATGCCGTCGATGTCGCGCACGTTCAAAGCAGAGTACACACGGTAGTACGCCTCGTACATGTCATGCATCTGAGGCGCGCTTTGGGCCATTTGCAGCTGTGTTTGGGCCAGAGTAATACGCTGGGCAGAGCTGAAAATGTTGGGGTCAGCAACAGGCAGCACCGCCACCATGTTGTTGAAGTCCTTGCGCTTGATTGAGCGCGCGCCACCCGGTACGTCGTACGGGTAGTTGTCAGGCATGTACTTGCCAAAGCCCTTGGCCAGCATCTTGAACTCAAGGCCCTGTGCATAGTGCAGGCGTTTGTGGATGGCAGACATGACAATCGAGCCGCGCTCGAGCAATGCGAGGGTTGTCCCTACCTGAGCGTTCTGATTGGCGTCCCCCACCTGCATGTCCGCTGTGCTGGCCAGGCGTTTGCCCGCGTCAACCAGGAATCCAAGCAGTCCAAACAAGGCTTGGCTGGGTTCTTTGTACGGCAGGGGCAACAAAGAGGCTGTGAGTTCCGCGCCGCCTGCGTCAATGTCTCGCCATTCGCCGGGCTGGATGGGACTGTCGTTGTCCGCGATCCGCGCGCCCTTGGCTTTGAAGCCAGCAGGCAGGTTTGAGAGTGTTCCCGCGTCAAGAAGCTGGCGCAAAGCACTGGTTGCGCCCTTGGACAGGCCTCCAACCATGTGAACAAAGCCCATGCCGTACGCGCCAAGGCCTTCAACGAGCACGTAATGCACAAAATAGTCCCGACGCACCTTCAATTCGTCGTCTTCGTCCCAGTTTCTGCGAACACCGACCACTTTGAGGCTGTCTTCGACCATGGTAACGACATAGGGCAGGCGGATTTTGGTGACTTCGCCGTCTTCGTCCTTGTCTTCAAAGCCTGGGATGTCCAAATCCACTTGCATCTCAAGCAAAAAGATCTCTTCGACGTCGTCTGTAGGCTGAACACCCGTGACTTTGTCAACAGCAGCCTGAATTTGGCTGGGATCTGGGTCCTGATTCTGCGAATCAACGTCCACATCCAGGTATTCCCCGGAGACAACACGCTTTCTGAACTCGTTTGAGTCCATCGCAATGCGGTGCGTGATCCGTGAGCACTGGGAAACGACGCTTGAGCCGTTGTACGGGATATAAACATCGTCGGCCAAGCACAGTTTGGAGACCATACGGCCCAATTGGCGGTCGTAATAGACCTTCTTGAACGTCGAACCACCATATCCAGTGTAGAAAAGCAGCTGATCAAACTCAGGCGTGTACTCTTCCATCACAGACGTGATCTGGTAGTTCATGAAATCTTGCACGCGAGAGGCCTGTTGGGCCTTTTCCACCGTCTCGCGGCCGACTACTTGCGTGCGAACAGGGCCGCCAGCAGGCATGAGCTCCTTAAATGCCTGTGCCTGGAACTGCACGATGGCCTCGGTCAGCATTGGATGGGTCGCGCCTGACGCTCCCCTGAACGGCTTGGTGCGCTCTTCGATCTTCAAGCCCAGCAAATCCATGCCCTTGGAGTACATCTGCTCCCAGTCAGAACGGGATGCCTTGTCAGCTTCGTACATCGCGCCAACGTCCATGGCAATCTGATTCAAGTCGTCCTCGTCAATGACCTCGGCAAGGTTGGCGTAGAAGTCCACTTCGTTGGCGTCGTCTTCCGTCATGTTGACAACGGCACTACCGTCTTCTTCCAACACGACTTCAATGTCGGGCATCTCCCCCTCGTTGTCAATCACAATGTCCAACTGAGGGGCCTGATTTACTGCTTTATCTATGGGCATCGTTCTTCCTTGTTACGTGTTCGCCTTGATGAAGGCTGTATTCTTATCTACGGAGCCGCCTTTGGCCAGCCCTAATTCTTCGCCTTTAACATATTTTCCATCCTTAAACTCAAAAAAATTATCTCTAAGGATTTTTTGTGTGCTTGCAGGAAGTGATGTAACGTCTTTTATGGGTAAGGCATTTACTAAAGCCGCTATCTGCTCCGCATAATTACTAGATGACTCATTTGCAGTTAATGGGCCATTGCCTGTTAGTTGAAGAACTCTGTTCTTGAATTTTTCAGGAACACTTGATTTACCAGTTCCATACTCAACTGTGACATGTGGAACATGATTCTTGTCATACAGGGAATATATCTCTACTTCACCACTGTCCAAGGCACGCCGTCCACGGCCTAACGCGCCATAGGTGTTGCTGGTTGCGTAGCTTCCTACAGAGTTGTTCATGCCTGCTGCAATTGATTTAACTCCATTAGGGTCGGTGACTTTGACCCATCTCATGTCATTGACGGTGGGCAGGAAATCTTTGACCCCAAAGAGCATGGCTTTTGCAGGAGGAGTTTTACCCTGTTGCAATAAGGACTTAACCCGGCCAATGTCTTTTTCCAACTGTTCAACTTCCTGGGAAGAGGTATATGCCTTCTTTAAGAAGTCAGTGAATCCCATGCTATTTAAATCTTTTGCTGAAAGCTTATTTGCTTCTTGCAGAAGTGTTTCAGCATCCAATCCAAGAAGTTTTAAGTTTCTGTTTTGTGTGTCTAGGATGGGCTGACCCTTGTCTATTGCTGTTTCCATCTCAGGTAGGTAATACCCACGAGGAAGGGTGTCTATTTTTCCTAATTCTTCCGCTGTGTATGCAGCTCCCTGCGGGCTGATCAAGGATTTTGTTGCAGTGCTTCCATACAGGCCCGGGTATCTTGCCATCCTGAGATCGGGTGCGGTCTCTTCCCTTGCAAATATAGTGCGCTCAATATTAGGCTCTAGTACCGTGGAAAAAAGATTAGGATTTTCTTTGAGTTTTTGTCTTACCTCTTTTGCGGCCTCTGCCACACCGTTAGGGCCCGGCAGTGGTTTTTTACCTGCGTAAGCAAGCAGTTGATTGTCTGGGATGGTATTCAGGTTATCCCTGACGCTTTCAATTATTTGACTTTTAAGCGTGCCGGCAAAGGGTGCGGGCTGGCCTGCTCTATAGGGGATAACCGCCTCTATTCCAAACATCCGGTCATACTCTTTCTCTAACAAACGCAAGGCTTGTAGATTTCCTTGTGCTGCCTGCTTAACCAAGACCTGGGGGAAAACATCTCCCATTTGTGACTTTTCGTCAAATTTAAATTTGCCGCTTAGGATGTCTGTTCGTAAAGGGTCCTGGACACTGCCCGCTTGTTTACTGTAAAAATCCTTGGCCTTCTGGTTGAACATTTGAAACAAGGCGTCCCGTTTTTCGCCGGGCTCCAGTTCCGTGATCTTCTTCAAAACAGGCTGAAGAGACATATCCACGTTTGACAAGACGCCGAACGTATAGTCCTTGCTTCCTGTCTCGGTCTTCCATCTGTTGTACTTGTCTCCAAGGGATTCTTTCTTTGGGCCAAGGCCAAGGAACGATGCCTTCTGTTTGTCGTCTGTATTAAGCCACGTCACAAATTCTTCCGGGAGATCGGAAAGTTTTGTGTTGTTTATTTCTTCAGCCGTTTTTTCTGCCATACCGCGAGAGGTTGGGAAGTAGCCGCCGGGTGGGCGGGAGATGTACATAGGCTGTGGCGTGATGCCGCGCAGTGGGCCCTCATTAAAAATGCCGCGCTCAACTTGGCGGGCAGCTTCCTTGCCAAGGTACTTCACCGCTGGCGCAGTCACTTCTTTGAGCATCCTTGCGGCCGGTCCTACCAGCGCCGCATTCCCCGCAACAAAACCCTGCTCTGCCCTACCAAGAATTTCCTTGCGCTTGGGGTGAAAGACACTGAACTTATTGGCCACCTCATCGGGTGGCGTACCAAACAAGGCGCTCTCGATGAACGCGTACGTCTGTGGGTCAGGTAGTGTGCTCACGTCGCGCTGGCTGGCAAGGTTTCTGGAGCGCTCGCCCTGGCGTTGAATGTTCCTGTTCATCACAGGCTGGTACGTGTTCAACGCGGCCTGCTCGGCGGCTATACGCTCTATCTGCTGAGGCGTGAGCCGTTCTCCGCTGGCAGGGCTTCCTTCAGCGCGTTTGACAGGCTTGCCAAGATTGATGTTGATCTCCCGCCCACGGCCAGGAGGAATTTTCTCCCCCGCATACTCACGGATTAAGCTGTACGGGCCCATCGCGCCGTACTCAGCCGTGCGCTGCTCTTGCAGACTGTTGGGGTCTTGCGGAGGGTTGAAGTCATAAGTGTCACGAACAACCAGGTTACCCTTGTCGTCTCGGCCATACTTGAAGCGCCCCAGTGTCGTTTGCACATTGCCAAGCGAGTCCGACATGGAAAACAAACTGGGGGTCGTGGAGGCAGGGATCTTGCCCCGCGCACGCATCACCTTCGCCAGCGCCTGGTAGTCGCCATACTGAATGTCGCCCGCGTCACCGCCCTTTAACGCGATCATCTCCTTCATCACCGCCAACTCCTCCGGCAAGAAGTTGCCCTCGGTAATGGGGTCACGCTTGCCTTGCACCGTCTCCAAAAAGGTGCGGCCAGATGTGGGGAAACTCGAGGCAGGCAGGCGCTGTGCAATAAAGTCAGTCACCCGGTTGATGCCCGTCATCTCAGGGCCTTGGTCCTTTTTGTCCGCTTCGCCGCCCTTGGCAAAAGTCCTTGCCATCAACGGGCCGGCCTTCTCTAAAGTAGGCTGATTGAACGTAGATCCACTGAACGTAGCACGCGTAAAGCCCTTGCCCGCCCTTTGTGCTGCTTGGGCCTTGAGCTTGTATGCTTCTTCCAAAGCATCGTATTGCGCCCGTGCGGTCGCAATCTGCGTTAACTTCTCTTGCTCCGTTTGCGGCGCGCCTAGATCAGGAATGGCAGGAACCAGACCTGAGAGCTCCATGCTCATTTCCTTTGAACGACTGGACTTGCCCGCGCCCTTGGCAGCCAACTTTCTCATCATCGAGCGGGCCGTCTCCAAGTTCATCTCAGGAGCGGACTCACCGCCGTACGAAGCAGGCTGCGCCATCTCAGGCGCTGCGTCCTCTTCATCAGAGAGCAAGTACTCATTCATGCTCTGTACAGAGGCTTCCCCACCATTGGCGTAATACTCAATATCCCTGTCTTCCACCTCGCCGCCTTCAGAAAACATCTGAGGCACAAACTCAGGAGGCTCGGACGACGCAAGACTGTCAATGTCAAGTTCGTCGTCAGGTAAGTATTGTCCGTCCATAGTTCGCCCTAACAAAAAGGTGGTGTCAAGGCATTTTATGCCCTAATAGTACTCGGGCACAAGGTCCGGCGACTCCTCATCTTCCTTCTCGTCCGAGTGCAGGGAAATGAAGTTGCCAGAGCGAAAACGCATGAGCGCCTGCGTCGTCGAGTCCACCATGTCATCATTGTCGCCGTTGGGGAACGCGGCGCACTCTTCAACAAGGGCTTCTGCCCATTCACGGTCCGGGGCCCATACCATGCCGGCCTCCAGTATCGGAGCCACAGAGTTGGCGCGGCTGATCTTGTCAGTGCCGGCTCTCCTGCCGCCTGGTGTGTACATGGTGACCGGGATTCCCATCTTGCGCAGTTCCTGCTGCAAAGTCACACCCGTCGCCTTGGCCTCAATCAACACATTGTCTGGTTGCCACTTTAGTGTCTTGACAGCAAACTAATCAAAACACTAAAGCGTCATTATTATCAACTCCGAAGCGTCAAAATTTTTGGCGGCATCGTCAATCCCTACAAACTAGTATGCGAGACAGACAAGAC